TAAAGCGTCTGCACCTAAGTAACCTTGTGTCATATAAGCATCCCTTAGTTCTAACACCTCGTTAGTTTTGTCTTGATTAAAACTTGGATCTGCTTGATTTAACATAGGGTACAGAGTTTCTAGCTGTACAGCCTTGGTCTGTAGGTCTACCATCTCTTGGTTTTGAGTAACAGTCTGACCCATCTTGGCTTGTACCTCAAACATCATTTGTTGTTTTTCAGCATCTCTTATTTCTTTCCTAAGTTGGGTAGCTTTTTCTGTTTCACCTTCCATAACTAAAGTTTGGTACTCTACTTCTTTAGCATCAAAATCAAACTCCGGTGCTTCTGTGACATCTTCGACTTTAGGGGCCAATGCTTCATCTAGTTTCTTTTGAAGCGCTTTTTGTTTAGCTAAAACTTCATCAAACCTAGACTTAGGAATCATCGGTTCTTTTTGAGCAAGTCCTCCCTCATCTGTTGTCTCAGGTTGTTGTGTATCTCCCTCATCTTCTGCCAATACTGTTTCTTCTCCTGTGTCTTCTGCGACTTCAGTTTCAGGTTCAGATTCTTCCTCCTCTGTTTCCTCTTCAGGCTCTTCAGATGATTCTTCTTCAACCTCGACTTCATTGGTCTCCTCCTCTTGAGTTTCTTCGGCTTCTTCTTCGTCTTCCTCATCTTGAACGGGGTCGTCGAAATTTAAATCCACCTCGAATGGTTTTACTTCTTCTTCGGTCTTTGGATCTGATCCGGGCATCGTGCTTAGCACGACATCATCGTTAGTTTCAGTTTCTGGATTCTTAGCCATTATTGAGTACCTCCTGTGGTGTCTAAGTTTTTAAGAGCTTCGACGGCCATCTTGGACGCCGCTGCTGTGTCACTCTGTTCCTTACGCATATCGTTTGTCAATGATGACAATCTCTCACGTAAATCGAGTTCTTCTCGTTTAGTTTGCAGTTTACTCTGTAACTCTGCAATCTTCAACTGTGGTTCGTTTTCTATTTGATCTACTTTAGCAACATTCACAGCTGCTTGTGTTTGCAAGTTAGCAACCTCTGCCTCTAGCTTAGCAATCTCAAGCTGCGTGCTTCTGATTTGTGATTCCATTTGGAACTGTTGTAGTTGTATTTGTTCAGGTGTTGGAGGAGCAGTACCCTGCATTTTTCTTATCCTATCAGCAACATCCGCTTTACGTGACAAGTGTGAGTACTCTACTATCATATCGTCCGGTATTGGCACTCCAACTTGACGTAAAGATATGGCCTCAGCAAACTGCATCTCATCAAAGTTATCTCTAGCAGGTGCATTTGATACTATTACGTCGTACTCTCCTAGTTGTAAATCATTAATAACTTGCCCTTCTGGAGTCATTTGATTTACTCTTAGTTGTGTTCTTGGTTTATACGGATCAGATTCGTCAGTTATTTGTATAACACGCTCTTCTGTATAATACCCCTGTATTAAATCAAGTATAGATTCTGCTAAATACTGTCTAGACTTAGCTAAATTAGTAAGGGGTACCTGTAAAAGCATAGACCCTCTGTTTTGTTTAGCTTGTATGGCTACGCCAGATACTTCCGCGCTGTCTTGACCTAACATAGCATCAGTAATACCACTTATTTGTTTAATATTTGCCGCAGCTTTTTGACCCAATCGATCTAAGCCCGTAGGTATTTGATTGGGTGGTATCTTCGCAGGGGGCGATGAACCACGGTTAAACTCTAATACTAACCCAGTCTCTGCTCCGTGTTCTTCTAAATCATCTGCAGTCATGCCTGAAAGAGAACCGTTCTCTACGATCCAACCACTGTTTGCAGTTGTGTTTACTATATGCAGTTCTTGGGAAGTAATTTTATTAAGCTGCTCTTGTGGAGATAATAAGTTTCGTACCATACCGAATGGTTTACCGCGTCTAAAGTACGGGAAGTAGGGCACAATCGTAAAATGTTTGTAGGGAGACCAATCATCAAACAGTACAACTGTGTCAGCTGTAACGGTCCAACGTACTTTTCTAACTGTCTTAGTTAAAATATCTAACCCATACTGATCAGCAAAATTTTCTCTTTTCTTTTTAGTCCAGTTCTGAGGCACATCTCGCATGTCGCCTGTTACTGGGTCTAAATAATACATGCAATCTTTAAGTCTATAATATTGTCTTTCTATAACTCTTATCGACCTAAGCATACGTGCGTTTTCAGGATCCCCAGGGTACTGTTGTCCGTAATTGTATTCGTCAGTATCTCCATACCTTTCTTCTTCAAACTCCATAGAGTCTGCGCCCAAAGTTGTACCTGTCTCTGCTAACATTCTTAACTTGTCTGCTTGGTCTTGCCCGTATGTTTCTTCTATCTCCTCAACACTCATCCACTTGGTTTCAAATATCTCATTCCAAGTTCTTGGGTCGTAGTGTTTTGCATCTGGGTCTATAAGAATATCTAACGGGTCTTTTGCCTCTATCTTAACTTCCCCTTGTATGTGGTCAGAAAAATCTATTCGCACATCAAAGTAACCCCTGTCTTGGATCAACCCATCAGAGAATACTTGGTTCTCTACCCACTCTAACTTATTGTTGTCTGCTACCTGTTGGTAAACTTTTGTTAGAACATCAGCAACATCTTGGTTGCCACCGCCTCTGGGTTTAAATGTTATATCTGCTTTTTTCGTGCTCTGTTCTCCGAGCACAGCATTGATCGTAGGTAAGATGGTATTTATGGTTAGAGCAGGTCTGCCCTGATCATCGAGTTCTTGCATATCGAACTCATCCCACTGGTCTCCGCGATAATACATATCGCATTTTTTTGCCAGTTGCACATAGTCTTCGTGGCCGTTGTCTCGCGCACGTGTGTATGAGTTCCACTGGGTTTTTGCTAGTGTAAGTTCTTCCCCTTTATCTAACTTCTTTTTAGTTTTATTTCTGTATGCCATACTATGCGCTCATTGCGGACTTCTTCTTCGGTCCTTTTGCTATATATCTTAACCTATCGCGCCACGAAGGTACATGCTCTGGCGCTTCATAAAAAGTTGCGTACTCACTCATCATTAAACCAACCCAAGCCAAGGCATCAACTTGGTCGTCGTGCACGCCGTTAGGAAAACGTAAAAGCTCAGCCACGAGTGGGCCCGTCCAAACTGCGTTCTCTGGAAAAAATACTCTTCCCTGTTGCATCCGACCTTGGATAGCTCTAGCCCTTGCTTCTTTGTCACGCCTACCTACTTTTAAATCTTTAAAATACGCGGAATGTAATCCACGCTCTGAAACCCTTTTCTGTAAGAAAGGCCCAATTGCCATTTCTATATGTCCCTTCTCTATACCTATAACTCCAGGACGCCATTGCTCATAAAAATCTAGAATTTTTTCTACTAACTCAAAACCGTCATACCTGCCGCGGATAACATCAACCACGAACATATTATCGTACTCGTCGATCCCAACAGTCATACCTACTGAGTAGTCATTCCGATCCCTTTGTCCAATCGCCAAATCCCAAGCGGTATAATATCGAAGTCTATCATAGTCTAAGTCGGGTGGGTCATAATATTGGATCATGTCGCGGGTAAAATAATCCCCTTCGTCTGACACTGGGTTTTGTTGGTACAGAGCCGTCCAATCTCTAGGCCCGATTGCTTTTTGTATTTTTTCTAAAGATTCTATTGTGTAACGTTCGGGATGCAACGGGTCGCCTTCTTTTCTAAACTCTTCGTCTTCTTCAGCTAGCGCAGGATACTTAACAACTTCCCAATCATCGGCGCCGTTCTCACTGGCCATTAATAGTCTGCCCGCTAAATCATCATCGTGCCATCTAGTTAAAATAACTAAGATCCCGCCACCCGGCGCTAGACGAGTATAAGCTGTTGAGGTATACCAGTCCCAGGTCGCTTCGCGATTATTTTCAGATTCTGCATCCTCTCTGTTTTTTATCGGATCATCGATTAATAATATGTGCGCACCTTTACCGGTGATACCACCACCGACACCAGCTGCAACATACCCACCGGCTTGGGTTGTTTGCCAGGACTCTACTGACTGAGAATCTTTGTCCAATCTTGTTTCTTCAAAAACTTTTTTATAGCTCGGCTCTCTTAGAACCTGTCGAACTTTTCTTGAGAAACTCATAGCCAAAGATCCAGAGTAGGAACAACTTATAAATTCATGGTCTGGGTTGCGTCCAAGATGCCAAGCAGGAAAAGCGATACTAGCTAAAGTAGATTTGCCATGCCGCGGGGGCATAAACAACATCAGTCGGGGGGATTCTTTATTAGCTACATCTTCACTAAACTTCTCTAGCCTTTTACAGATATCTTTGTGTACCCAACCTGCTTGGTAATCCGGATTAAACTTTTCTACAAAAGGCAACATGCGTTTTCGTGCTAGTATTCTCTTCGCGAGCTCTTGTTCGGCCCGTAATTGTGCTGTGTGCGCTGCTTTTTGTTCTTTGTTCTGTTTTTTCGGTTGGGGAAGCTGTTCTGCTTCGTCGGCAGCACAATACACGCATAAACCTTTAGGTAATACGAGATTCTCTGCTAAAAGTTTCTTACACTTATAGCATTCTAGCTTTTGAAGGTCTGTCACGCTTATTTTTTAGCTTTTTTAGTCTTCTTTTTAGTTTTTTTAGGTTTTTTTACCGACGTTCTAGGATATCCTTTACCATAGCCCATAGTTTTCTCCTTTTTTTAACATTTCCAACGCTTTCTGGCTTGTCTTAGCCTAGAATTTGGGTTTTTAGCTGCTTTTGGGAACTTTTTCATCTGTCCTGCGCTTCTAGCGCAGTAAGATTTACGTCTTTTAGCTGCTTTTGATCCTTTTTTAACTTTTCCTGTTACTGCTGTCTTTAATTTTGACCCAGGATTCTTTCTTCGGTAGGCTGCTACGCCTGCTCTAGTCATACCGGCGCCAGACTTTGTAGAACGGAAGTTTTTTTTATTCCGTTTGGGCATGTTATCTCTTTTTCTTGGCACGGGTCCTCCTTTTCACTGCAGGTTTTCTTTTCCTAACTATAGTTTTTACGTTGCGTGGTTTTCCCCCTGGGTTGCCCGCTGCACGTTTTCTTTTAACTGCGCTTTTTCTCTGAGCCGCAGTCATTGAATTAGCTTTTGATCTTGGAACGCATTTTGGGTATTTGCGTTTACCTTTACCTTTAGCGGATTTTCTACCGCAAGCTTGGTATTTGCCTTTCTTTTTTGGAGCACCGATATCTACCCAATCGCCTTTTGGTCCTTTACCGAACCACGCGGTTAGGCCACCAGTAGGCTTAGCCATTATCTATACCCACCGCCACGTTTTTTATAGGTTCTTACTAACCAACCATTGGCATAGGCTGAAGGATAAACTTTAAATTTTCTTTTAGCTTCTGCTTTTACTCTTGAGTATAGAGCTTTGTTGGTAGGTGTTGCACCTTTTCTCTTTGTGCTTTTTCGTTTAGTAGCTTTTCTTTTTACCGCCACGATAACCCCTCTTGGTTGTACCTTTAGATTTCTTTTTATTAGCCATCTTCATTTTCTTTGGCTTTTGATTTATACAATGCATTATTTTTTCCCCTTCTTAGCTAATATTTTTTTCTGAAGAAATTTTGGCAAAGTTTTTTGAGCAGACGTTAGTTTGCTTTTCTTCATTTTCTTTTTAGTAACTTTCGCTTGTTGTGCATATTTAGTCATTGTTATCTCCTTTTGGTTCTAAGTATGAAGTGTCTACGCCAGCTAGTTTTAAAAGCTCGGCATCCGGCAACCGTTCTAGTTGTTGGATCTTGTCTACATTTATATTGACCTGGGTCGCTTGTTCAGGAGCGAATAGCCCATGTAGTTTACATAAGGAGTCGACCACGTTTTTTTCTTCTGTGGCGGTGGCCGATTTTCGGTGAGCCTCAAGATACATGGTGGTGGCCGTGTTTCGATCGAACCTGACCTCTTCACGCATCTCTTCTCTTAGGTACCCGATTGCTTGTTCTATTTTTGGTTTTTTAAAAACCTCGTACACATGATCCATGTTGCGGTAGCCTGCCGCCCGTCCAGCTGCAGCTTTACTTAGTCCTCTCAAATGAAACAAAACTAGCCTTTCTTCTTGTACAGAAAGCTCGGACAATTTAACTCCGGCGTATGGGTAATGTGACTG